CAGCTCCGGCTCCGGAGGATCAACGGCCCCCACAGCCCGGGGTCGAGGTACTGGCCGATGCGTGAATGGCTGCTCGATGAGGTGGCCGGGCGGTGGGAAGGATGACGCGGCGCGGTGAGGCTCGGTCCGGCAAGGCCGGGCGGGGCCAGTTGTGGCAAGGCTCGGCAGGCATGGCGAGACGTGGCAAGGCGGGGCGAGTCATCGCATGGCGAGGCGCGGCGCGGTGATCCCCTCGGAGACGTTCTGGCGGCTCGGCGTCCTGCTGAGCGTGGCGGGGTTCGGGTGCTTGTTCGTGACCGGTTGGCCTGTCGCCGGGACGATCCTCGCGGGGTTCGGGCTGCTCATGATCTGGCGGTCAACTCATTAGGAGGACAGATGCCAGCACAGATGAAGGGGAGGACCAGGACGGGGGCGCGCGAGGTCCCCGTGGCAGTGATGGAGACCGACGCCATCGACCAGCGCATGACGAAACTCGACCAGCTCCGCGAGGAGTACGCCACAGCCAACGAGCAGGCGTGGGACGACTACCGCCGAGAGTCCGCCGAGCTGTGGCTGCGCTACCGGGCCCGGGTCGATGGCCTGACCGCCGAGTATCAATCGGAGGTCGATCACGTCAGGGCCGGGACATGACCGACCCCGACCCCTACCGGGACCACCTGGTCAACTGCACGTGCGACCACGGTCTCCACTATTGGGAGCCGTCGCGTGGCTGCCTGCACCCCGGCTGCCCGTGCCTGGGTTACTTCCCCCTCGACCCCCGGCAGGTCAGGGCATCACCCGTCCCGGCGTGGCTCGGTATGGCTGGCATGGCTCGTCTCGTCTCGGCTGGGCATGTCAACGCAGGTCATACGCCCGGCAGCGCGCGGCGGGGCTGGCGTGGCAAGGCGGCGCTCGGCATTGCTGGTCCCGGTGGACCTCGGCCCGGCACGGCAAGGCAGGGCACGCGGGGCGAGGTGTGTCAAGGCTGGGCAACGCATGGCCCGGCTGGCTGGGCATTGCATGGCAGTGCTGGTCCCGGCAGGTCTCGGCTGGGTGCGGCGCTGCTTGGTAAGGCCGGGCTTGGCACGGCTGGCGCGGCATGTCTCGGCGGGTCCTTCCACGGCTCGGCACGGCGGGGCTTGGCGCGTCTTGTCAGTGCTTGGCAGGTCTCGGCTGGCGGGTCATGGCATCGCTTGTCCTGTCCGCGCAAGGCGGGTCCGGTCAAGTCATCGCGTGGCGTGGCGGGCAAGGCGCGGCAGGTCCAGGCGGTGCATCGTGCGGCGGCTCCGGGCGGGTCGCGGTGCGGCTGGCATGGCAAGGCAAGTCATCACGTGGCGGGGTGGGGCGCGGCACGGCTGGCACGCCCCGGCGCGGCTTGTCGTGGCGCGTCAGGGCTTGGCGCGGCATGGGTCCAGACAACCAAGAGCCCCGACCCGGGCGATCCGGTCCAGGGCCGGGGCAGGCAACCAGATAGGAGCTTAACAGTGGCAACCAAGCAGCAGACCGACGACACGACCTCGACCGCCGAAGCTGAGGCACCGGTCACGGACGCAACGATCACCATAGACAAGATCGCCGTCCAGACGATCACCGTCCCCATCGTCGGCATGACCCCGCTGATCGTCCACCGCTTCTCCGAGAAGGCCAAGGGGATGATGCTCGCCGCCATGACCGGGCAACGCCAGCTCAAGGAGCCGAAGGACCCGCAGGCCGAATATCAGGCGGCGTTCTACCGGATCAAGGGCGGCGGGTACGGCTTCCCCTCGGTCGCGTTCAAGCTCGCCACGATTGGCGGGGCGCGGTTCTACGGGAAGTCCGTCACCATGACCAGCCTCCGTCAATATCTGTTCTTCTACGGCGACCCCGCCGAGGACGGCCAGGCCCTAGTCCCGATCACCGGTGAGCCGGTCATGCGGGAGGACGTGACCAGGGTTGCCCGCGGCGGGACGACCCTGACCTATAGGCCGATGTTCTCCGACTGGTCGGCGGTCCTCCAGGTCCGCTATGTGACCTCCGCGATCACGCAGGCGTCCGTCCTGTCGCTGATCGAGGCCGGGGGCATGGGTGTCGGTGTCGGGGAGTGGCGTCCCGAGCGTGACGGGGACTTCGGGACCTACCGGATCGACCCGTCACGGAAGGTCGAGGTGCTGACGTGAGCGTGGTCGGTGACGAGCTGCAAGACATCTACAACCGGCACGGCATCCTTTACCCTCAGCTCGTCGTGGACGAAGCCCGTCCCGAGGGCCACCCGTTGCACGGGCGGTTTGAGTGGGACGACGCCGTAGCCGGGGAGCATCACCGACGCCACCAGGCCCGGCAGATGATCCGGTCGGTCAGGGTCGTCTACAGACCGGCGACGGATAAGGAGCAGGCCCGGTCCGTCCGCGCCTATCACGCGATCCCGGGCGACGGTGGCTCGATGGCCTACCGGCCCGCCGAGGAGGTGGGCCGGGACCCGGTGGCGGCGGCTCTCCTGCTGTCACAGATGTCCCGCGATTGGGTCGCGCTCAAGCGCCGCTACGGTCATATGGCCGAGTTCGTCGCCATGGTCCAGAAGGACCTCGGGGACGGCGAGGCGGCGTAGACGTGGCGAGGCGGGTCGGATCGTGGCTGGGTGCGGCAAGGCAAGGCCCGGCAGGCTTGTCGAGGTGGGGCTTGGCTAGTCCGGTCACGTCATCCCTCGGCGCGGCAAGGCTGGGCAGGCGCGGCAAGGCGGGGCGCTGTCCAGCCCGTCAACGCAGGGCAGGTCTTGGCATGGCATGGCTGGGCGCGGCCGGTGTGGCTAGGCCAGGCAGGGCAGACCTCGACCCGGCAGGGTTCGGCGGGCGTGGCTTGTCCAGGCTTGGATGGCTTCGCGTGTCAGGGCGCGGCAGGGCACGGCGCGCAGGTCTCGGCCGGGCGCTGCGCGGCAGGTCTAGGCTCCGCGTGTCCGGTCACCGCTTCGCCCGGCCCGGCGCCGCTCGGCAGGGCGCGGCTGGCGGGGCATTGCACGGCGGCGCGGTGCGGGGTAAGTCTCGTCAAGTCACGGCATGGCAAGGCACGGACGGGAGCGAGGTGATGGGGTGACCCTTCCCGCTCCCGTGGTCTACGTCGCCCGAGCCGACCAGGCGCTGACCGTCCTGCACCTTGCCGAGCCGGGTGTGTTCGGGATGCCGGTGGCGTTCGATGCGCTGACGTGCTGCGGTCTGATCATGGCCGCTGGGGAGCTGTGGGTCCCCGTGGACAGGCACCCGGGAGACCGGGTGTGTGGTGATTGCGTGACCGCCTTGGGTGGGCTGGTGGCCGCGCTGCTCGATGATGTCCGGGGCGAGGAGCGAGGTGATGGTCCGGCCCAATTGGAACTACATCCGGGTCGATAACGAACTGCCCGACGATGACAAGCTAGATGGCCTGTCCCCCCATGATCATCAGGCAGTCATAGGCTGCCTAGTCATAGCGTGGGCGTTCTGTGACAGGCAACGTACCGATGGATTCATTAACAGGGCGCGGTGGTCCAAGACCGGCACCCCGGGAGCCCGCCGACTGGTCGTGTCCCGGGGCTTCGCGGTCCCCGTGGACGGCGGGGTCCAGATGCACAACTACGCAGGTGAGGACGGGCATCAACGGTCCCGCGCCGAGATCGAGGAGCTGTCCGCCAAGCGCAAGAAGGCCGGGGCCGCTGGCGGTCACAAGAAGGCCGAGAACCGTAGCAAAGCCCTAGCACTTGCCAGCGACCCCCCGCTAGCAAATGCTACACACACTGTTCTAGCAGAGGCAGAGGCAGGTAGCAGTGATAACACTGCTACCCTGCCCGGGGCTGGTCGTCGCGCCGCACCCGTGGAACGCCGGCCGCCCGCCTCGCGGGCGGCGGACCGGCCACCCAGCGCCGCCGAGATTTGCTCGCGCTGCGGAGGACGACACGACACCGGGGACTGTCCCGTCCGGGGACCAGCTCCCGGCCACCAGCGCCGCACCAACGCGACCACCGTCCCCGCCCGGATCGTCGTCCCCCCCGAGGTCGCGGAACGCGGCGCGAGAGCCGCCAGAGCCGCCCTCGGCATCCTCCCCGCCGACGACCAGGCGGCCGACGACGACCCGCAACCGGAGTTCGAGTGGTGACCCTTGCGCGGACGACCTCGACCCGGCCACGATGGGGCCATGGCACTCACCGCTGCCCAGCGCCGCCGCCTACCCCGGTCGGCGTTCGCGCTCCACAGCGGACCCCGGTCAAATTGGGCCTACCCCCTGCCGACCAAGCGACAAGCCCGCGCCGCAGGCATCAGCGAGACCTCCCGCCAGAGGATGCTCCGCGCAGCCGCCGCCTACAGCGCCCGATCCTCGACCCGTGGCAGCCCCTCACGAATCCAGCCCGCCGCCAGGCGCAAGGCGTCACCAGTCGGCGGGTCCCGCTCATGGGGCACGACCGTCCGCCGCGCCCCGGCCCGGACCACCTCGGGACGGATGGCCCGCCGCTGACCACGGCGCCGCGAGGCAACGCATGGCATGGCCTGGCGGGGCAGGTGGCTAGATGACCGCCACCGTCCTCCCACACCGTTACGCGATGGTCGAGGTCGGCCAGGTCACCCCACACCCGGCCAATCCGAATATTGGCGATATTGCGGGCATCGGGGAATCAATCGAGGGCATCGGCTTTTTCGGCGTCGTTTTGGTCCACGAATCCACCGGCCATATTCTCGCCGGGGAGCACCGCTGGCGGGCCGCACAAGACAAGGGGCTGACCAAACTCCCCGCCATTGTCATCGACTGCGACGACCGCACCGCCGAAAAGATCATGATGGGGGACAATCGTTACGCCCGCCTCGGCCAATGGGACACCGCCAAACTGGTCGAACTGCTGGAGTCACACGGGGAGGACCTGACCGGCTCGGGGTTCACCGCCGACGACCGCGACCTCCTCACCGCGACACTCCGCGCGATGGCCGACCGGGGCCAGTCGTCCCGCGACTACGACCCCGACACAATCGGCCCGGCCGTCACGATCCACGCCCCGCTCGCGCTGATTGAAGCCTTCCGGTCGATCCCCGGAGACACCGACGCCGACCGCCTCCGGTCGCTGCTCACCTGTCCCGAGTGCGGTCATGAGTTCGTCCCGGTGCCCGCATGATCCGCGCCCTGGCGTCCTACGTTGACCGCGACTATCTCCCCCGCGTCCCGATGCCCGAGGGGTCCGGTCTCATGCTGGACTCCGGGGCGTTCTCCGCTCACACCCGGGGTGTCCAGATCGACCTCGGGGAGCTGACGAGCTGGTACCGGGACACACCCGCCGACCTGTACGCCGCGCTAGACGTGATCTACGACCCCGCCTCGACCCGGGCCAACGCCATCACGCAGCGGGACCTCGGCGCTGACGTGTTCCCCACGGTCCACGCCGGGACCGACCCCGCCGAGGTTGACCGCCTCGCCGCGGACGGGTTCGGCACGATCGCCCTCGGCGGAATGGTCGCCAAAAACAAGGCCCGGCCACACCTCTACGCATGGATGCACACCTGCCTCGACCGGGCCGACGCTCTAGGGCTCAAGGTCCACGGGTTCGGCTTCTGCCCGATCACCCCCAAACTCCTCCCGTTGCTCATGCGGTTCTCAACCGTGGACATCGCGGGCTGGGCGTCGAGCAAATACGGCTGGGTGTTCGTATGGGACGGGACCAGGGTCCGCGTCATGTCACTGGCCGCCGATAGGCTTCTCCTGGCCGACCTCACCCGCCGTTGGCCCCTCGACCTCCGCAGGACACTGGTCCGCCAGCGCGGCGACACAGACGGATCATCCTCGGGCATCTACTGGGTATCCGCTGCGTCATACCTGCTTTATGGGCAGTGGCTCACCCACCGGGGCGGGCCGAAGGTCTACCTCGCCGCCTATCACTCGACCTTCAAAAACAAGCCCGGGACCGCCGAGGTGCTGACCCGCATCCTCGCCGCTCTCGACCAGCAAACTAGGTAGGAGCTAGTTATGGACCGCCAGCCAGGCGCGAGCCCGTGGCAGTGTTCGTGTGGCTACCAGGCCACCAGCCAGCAAGACCTCGACGAGCACACCGGGATCATGGCCGGGCTTGACCGTGAGGGCGCGCACCAGCAGCAGGTCACCCGATGATCTACCGGATCACCAAACGGTGGACGTTCGCCGCCGCCCATCACCTCCCGACCCTGCCCGAGGGCCACAAGTGCCGACGCCCCCACGGGCATAACTGGACCGTCACCGTCGCGCTTGAACACGCCGACCTCGACAGCGACGGCATGGTCACCGATTACGCCGAGCTGGGGCCGATAGGCGCGTGGATCACCTCGACCCTCGACCACCGCGACCTCAACGACATCGACGCCCTGGCCGCCACGCCGACCGCCGAACGCCTCGCCGCCTACATCTACCGGACCTGGACGACCCGTTACCCGTGGCTGGTCGAGGTCACCGTCTCCGAGACACCCGGCACGACCGCCAGTTATCAGCAGTGACCGCGACCAGCTCCCCGCCCCGGACGACCTCGACCCTGGTCGTGTCGGAGATATTCGGCCCCACAATCCAAGGTGAAGGACCAGCGACCGGGCGGCGGGCGTCATTCGTCCGCCTCGGCGGGTGCAACCTGTCCTGTAGCTGGTGCGACACGCCTTACACGTGGGACGCACGGCGGTTCAAGCTCCGCGAGCAGATGACCCGGTGGCCCGTGACCGAGATCGCCGCCGAGGTCGCCCGGCACGACACCGGCCTAGTCGTGATCTCCGGCGGTGAGCCGCTGATGCAACGGGACAAAGGACTGACCGATCTTGTCCGGCTGATCACCATGACCGGCGTCGTCGTCCATGTCGAGACCAACGGGACACTCAGCCCCGGGCTGCTGTCCCGGCACGTCCAACTGTTCACCGTCTCACCCAAGCTCGCCCACGCCGGGCAACGGCCCGAGCGGGCACTGGTCCCCGAGGTGCTGACCGAGTTCGCCGGGATCGCTCACCAGTCCGGCGCTATCCTCAAGATCGTCTGCCGGACCGAGGATGACGTGTCAGCCGCGGCTATGCTCGCCGACGCCCATCACTTCGCCCGGTCGGACGTGTGGATCATGCCAGAAGGCACCGCGCCCGCCGTCATCCTCGCCCGCCAGCGTGCGCTCGTAGACGTGACCCTCGCAGCCGGGATGAACCTGACAACCCGCCTGCACGTGCTCCTTTGGAAGGACAAGCGGGGACATTGATCAACGCCCAGCACCCCGACCTGATCGAGCGGTCCGCCGCCGCGATGATCGCCGCCCTCGGCTACGGCGGTGAAGTCCTCGACCAGACCCCGCGCCGGATCGCCGCCGCGCTCACCGAACTGACCGCAGGCGAACACACCGACCCCGCCGAACTGCTCGCGGTCACCTTCCCCGCCGACGCTGACGAGATGATCGTCCTCCGACGTGTCCCGCTCGTCAGCCTGTGCGAGCATCACCTGATGCCCTTCACCGGCTACGCCACGGTCGGCTACATCCCCGAGCCCGGTGCCGGTGTCGTCGGCGTTAGCAAGCTGGCCCGGGTCGTAGAGGTCTACTCGCGCAGGCTCCAGATACAAGAGCGGCTGACCGCACAGATCGCGGACTGTATCGAGCACGGGCTAAAGACAGTCGGCGTAGCCGTCACGATCTCAGCGGTCCACTCATGTCTCGCGCTGCGAGGTGTCCGCAAGGACGGTGCCCACCTGATCACCTCGGTCACACGCGGAGCCTTCCGAGACAACCCCGCCGCCCGCGCTGAGTTCTTCGCCCTGGCCCAGTGACCCGATGCCGTGGCGTGCTCCGCGATCATGCACCGATCCCCGATGTCCCAACCTCCAGCCCTGCCCACGCCACCCGTCCGGCCGATGGTCTGACGGATTGCCCGGACGATCCATGCCCCCCGGGTGGTCCAGCTCCACCGTCCCCCGCGTCCTCGCCCGCGACGGGTGGACGTGTCGGCTCGGGTTCGTCGGCGTGTGCGTCGGTCACGCGACCGAGGTCCATCACACCCGGCCCGGTGTCGAGGACGAGACCACGCTGGTCGCCGCGTGTGGCCCGTGCCATCGGGTGATCACACAGCAGCAGGCTGCGGATGCGAGGTGGCCGTCGCGGCGGGGCCGCGAGGCTTAACGATCAAGCTCAGCTTGATCAACGCCAGCACGGGGCGGCCGAGCCACCCCCGAGTGGCGGGGGACCCCGCCAGCGCCAGCGCTGGCGGAGCGTGACCGCGCCCGCGCGCATGCGCGCGGGTTTTGACCTTTTTCGGCGGTCACAGCCCGTGACCGGGCTGGACCGCCTCCCCTCGACCGGGCTAGGCTCGGTCGAGGTCGAGGCGAGGCAAGGCGCCGCCAGGCAACGCCCGACCGGGCGCGGCTTGGCGCGGCTGGCACGTCGCCGCGTGTCTTGGCCCGGCGCGTCCCTCCGGGGCGCGGCGCCGCAAGGCTTGGCAGGCACGGCCCCGCGTGGCAAGTCCCGGCTAGTCCAAGCAGGTCTCGGCCTGGCAGGCTCGGCGTTGCTTGTCCCGGCCCGGTCCCGCGTGGCGGGTCAACGCCAGGCATCGCACGTCTCGGCACGGCTGGCGAGGCTGGGCGCGGCAGGGGCGTCTCGGCGCGTCTCGTCTCTGCACCGCATCGCAGAGCAGTGCTCGGCCTGGCTGGCAAGGCGTGGCTAGGCAACGCGCGTCTAGGCTGGGCGAGGCGAGGCTGGTCCGGCTCGGCTCGTCTCGGCATCGCAGGTCCCGTCAACGCTTCGCCTGGCAGGGCGCGGCGCGTCAGGGCTGGCGTGTCTTTGCCTGTCGCGTCCCGGCTGCGCTCGTCTCGGTAAGGCAGGGCTGGGCTGGCGTGGCACCTCATGTCTAGGCCGGGCGCGGCTGGTCCTGGCAAGGCTGGCCCGTCATGGCCTGTCTTGTCACGGCTCCGCTGGGCAGTGCTCGTCATGGCTGGCCTTGCTCGGCTTGTCCAGGTCTCGCTCGGCGCGGTGGGTCCAGGTGTTGCTCGGCGCGGTGGGGCTGGCAGGTCGTGTCGAGTCGAGGCTGGGCAGCGCGCGTCTAGTCACGGCTAGGCAAGGCGGGCTCGTCATCGCTTGGCAGTCCCGGGCTCGGCGTGGCGGGGCAGTGCTGGCATGGCTGGTCTCGGGATGGCTGGGCTGGGCGAGTCACGGCGCGGCGGTGCTGGCCTGGCGGGTCGTCGCGGGTCGTGGACGGTTCTCGGCGGGGCACGCCGCGGCGAGGCAGGCGCGGTGAGGTGGGGCAGGGCTCGTCCGGTCACGGCGCGGCTGGCCTGTCAGGTCGTGTCTTGTCAAGGCGCGGCACGTCAGGGCTTGGCGGCGCGGGGCTGGCGAGTCGAGGCTTGTCCAGGTGAGGCACGGCGAGTCCCGGCTGGCAAGTCTCGGCGCTGCGCGGCGGGTCGATCCCGGGCGAGTCGTTGCGCGGCATGGCTGGCGAGGCTCGTCATGTCAGGGCTTGTCTTGGCGCGGCTGGCATCGCTCGGCGCGGCGCGTCATGTCGAGGCGGGGCATGTCGAGGCGGTCAAGGCGGGTCAAGGCATGGCGCGGCTAGGCTGGTGACTGTGGAGGACCCGGGCTGTCGAGCTGATCCGGACAGCCCGCGAGCTGTCGAGAGTGGATCGTCTGACCGTTGGCGTCCTGGTCGTGATCGTCGTCCTGGTCGGGATCGTCGTGAGGTTGACCTACGGGTGACGACCCCGGGGCTGTCCTTCACCGGCTGGACCGAGGCCGAGCTGATCGGGTCCCGCCGCCGCTGGGTGGTCAACGGTGGGTAAACGGGGACCAGCTCCCGAGCCGACCAGCTTGAGATTGCTCAAGGGTGGCCGGGGACGGAAGATCAACCGTGACGAGCCGATCCCCCCGGACGGGCTGATCGTCCGCCCGCCGTACCTGTCCCCGCTCGCGGTCGAGGAGTGGGATCGGGTCTTGCCGATGCTGGAGGCGATGGGGACCGTCACCGTGGCGGACCTGACCGGGTTGGCGGTCTACTGTGAGGCGGTCAGCCGGTGGCGGACGCTGGCTCAGGTCGTCGGGTCGTCCCCGCCCGTGATCCGGTCGGGTGATTTGCTGATCAAGAATCCGGCCTACAGCCAGATACGGGACGCGGCGGTCGAGGTGCGGGTCTGGTCCCGTGAGTTTGGTTTGACCCCGAGCGCCCGCGCTGGCATCCGGATCACGGTCGAGCACACAGCCGAGGGACCCGGACGGCTCCTGACGAGCTGACCCCGGTCCGGCCCGCAAGGCTAGCGCACCGTTAAGCGCAACCCGTAATCCGACCCTGGCGGGTCGTCCGGACGCGGGTGATGGACCGCTAAGCCGGACCGGGACCTGACGGGCCGGGAAGGAAGCACCCTAATCCACGACCCGCCAGGACTTCCGATGCTACCGGACAGGCGTTGTGAGGTAGCCCACGCCCCGCCGATTGGCTGAGGGGCATAACGCCTGTGAGCAGCCGTTATACGGTATGAGTCACCCCGGACCGACCGGGGGACCGAGTTCGGAAGGAAGCACCCGACATGACCACTCCCACCACGACCGAGACGACCACCGCCCCGGACGCCAACGTGACCCCGATCACCGACGCCCCCAGCGCCGCCAAGGCCCCGAAGTCCACCCGGACCCGGAAGTCCCCGGCACCCGCGAAGGACCCGAAGGCCCCGAAGTCCACCCGGACCCCGAAGGCCCCCACGGTCAAGGTCACCAACACGACCACCGGGGAGACCAGCAAGCCCGGTCACTACCTGGTGAGCGCGGCGAAGGGTGGGGACAAGATCGTCCCGATCTACACCGACGCCTTTGTCGCCGCATTCAAGGCGACCGGTCTCTCCGTCTACGCCTTTTCCAAGGCGTACGGTCTCAACCCCGCGCAGATTCAGCGCATCCTCGCCGGTCAGGTGACCAAGGTTGACGACAAGCGCGCCGCCGTGATCCGTAAGGCCCTCGGGGACCACGTTGACAGCCCGGTCGGTCCCGTGTTCGGGGACGCCGAGGCGAAGCCGGCCAAGGCCCCCAAGTCCTCGACCGCCCCCAAGTCCTCGACCCCGAAGGACACCCCGGCCCCCTCGACCCCGAAGGTCCGGAAGCCCCGTCAGTCCCGCGCCACCCGGTCCGCCGCGCAGGTGAAGGACGACACCGCCAGCAAGTGACCCCCCGCAAGGACCCGCCCCGGACCCCGGGGCGGGTCCTGGGCGTCGGAAGGAAGCACCCGACATGATCAACCTTGACCACCTCCCCAGCCCGGAGGTCACCCCGGACCCCCACACGTGTCCACGGGGGCCGTTCTGCGCTCAGATGGAAGCCGCCTGTGACCCCTGGGGTTACCGGGCGGATCACCCCTATGAGGTCGGTCCCCTCGACCGCCCGTGTTGTCACCTTCCCGCCATGGCGCACCCGCCCGGGGAGTGTGGACACTGGTCGTGTGGGGCCATCGCTCACGAAACGTGCCCGGCGTGTTTCGCGGAGTTGTATGTCCCATGATCGCCACCGATGACACCGCCCGGTCGTGGTCGGCGGGGGCCTGGACGATCAGCCTGGTCGTCCTCGACTACGCCGACCGCCCGGACCGGGCTGGTGCCTGGTGGGTCGTCAAGTTCCACGGGTTCGTGTGGACGACGACCAGGGACGTGACCGAGGCGGTCATGTCTCTACCCCGGCCCGTCCGGGCCGAAATTCTGCTCAAGATCAATCCGGAAGGAAGCACCAACCATGAGTGACGTTTACGTGATCTTCACGATCACGTCCGACCCCTGGAACGCCCGGACCCCGGGCGACTACATCGCGGACATGGAAGTCCTCGACGGCCCGCCCCGGTGGCACCTGGCCCCCCTCGGTCAGGTCTGCCGGGTCGGGTCGGTCAACGGTGGGGACTCGATCCCCTATGACAACACGCCCGACGTGGAAGCCGCGGCTCGTGACGCCGGGGTCCCCCTGACCGAGTGGGTCGATGGGAACGGGAACAAGATGGTCCCGGTCCGCCGTCCCGGCCCACACGACCTCGGAGGGGACACCGACGACTGTCCCGTCCCGAACTGCCCGGAGTGTGACGCGGCCGAGGCGCGGAGGTTGGACCGATGACCGAGTTCCGGATTGTCGTGGAGTACCGCCACCCTGTCACCAAGCAGTGGCGTCAACTCTCGATCACCAACCTCGACCTCGGCGCGATCACGGCCGAGGCCGAACGCCAGGCGGGGGGCCAGTCATGACGACCCTGCCCCGTGTCAACCGCATCCTCCAAGCCGCCAGCCTGGTCGGAGCCCTCGACCACGCCCACGCCGAGGATGACGACTGGAACATCCTCACGCGGACACTCCTGGTCGAGAAGTTGGAGACCGACCCCGACCCCGACCTGCTGGAGAACACGCCGAAGGACCGCCGTCAGTTGATCCTTGACGACGCCCTCAAGATGAGGTCCGCCTATCAGACCCTCATGACCGCCCGGGACGCCGGGATGGACGAGACGATCACCGCGATCCTCCTCGACATGTCCCTGTGCCCGATCCACCTGTGCGACTACGCCGCCTGTTTCGATGACCGTGTGGTCGAGTGTGAGCCGGTCCGGAGGATTCACCCGTGCCACGACACGTGAGGAGGACCTGACATGCCCTACCGCGAGACCGCCCGGCAACGCCAGGCGCGGATCGACCGCGAGCGCGAGGAGGCGAGTAAGCACGTCGGAGCCGGGATCGTCGCCGTGATCCTCCTCGCTATCGCCGCGACCCTGTTTGTGATCTACGTCAAGCACGGCGGGTAAGGACCCGCCACCTCCGAGGAGCCCGTCCCGATCCCGGGACGGGCTCCTCTGCGCTGTTCTACCGTCCCCCGTGACCGATCACCCCGGGGAATCCTGGCAGCGCTGGACAGGAGCCCTCCGAGCCGCCGACAGTGGTCCCGTGATCTATCCCCCCTGTGGGTTTGTGTTCGATGGCCGGGCGTGCCGGAAACGGGGACCGCACAGGTGCCGAGCCCGGGTCGGGCACGTCGTTTCCTTCTTCTCCGAACTGTTGACCCACACAAAGGGCGACTACGCCCGGCGCCCATTCGTCCCCGCGAGGTGGGAACGCCAGCGGGTCCTCGCGCCGCTGTTCGGGGAGGTGATATGGGACCAGAAGCGGGGCAGGTACGTCCGGAAGTATCGGGTGCTGTACCTGCTCGTAGCCCGTAAAAAACGGCAAGACCGAGCTGTTGGCCGGTTGCGTCCTCTACCTGCTGTGCGCTGACGGGGAGGTCGGGGCCGAGATTTACGGTCTCGCGCTGGATGAGGAGCAGGCCGGTCTCGTCTACCGGGTGGCCCGTGCGATGGTCCGCAACTCCCCCGAGCTGGCGGACCGGCTGAGCGTGATCCCCTCGGCCAAGCGGATCATTGACGAGACCACCGGATCGCTGTACGCCGTCGCCCCCGGGGACTGGCAGGGCGCGCTCGGGTTCGACCCCTCGGGGGCCTACATAGACGAGCTGCTGGTCCAGCCGGACCGCCAGCTCTACGACGCCATGCGGACCAGTTTCGGCGCCCGCGCTCAACCCCTGTTGTTGTTGGCGACGACCGCCGAGAACGACCCGACGGGGTTCGCCGCGACCGAGCGGGAATGGTCCGAGCGGGTCGCAGCTGACCCCGACCTCGACCCGGAGCGGCTGGTCGTCATCTACTCGACCGACCCGGAGGCGGACTGGACCAGCCCCCGCACGTGGAAGCAGGCCAACCCCGCCCTCGGGGACTACCTTGAGCACCGGGTCCTCGCCTCCGAATGCCGCCAGGCCATCGGCAACCCCGCAGCGGAGCGGAGTTTCCGCCAGTTCCGCCTCAACCAGCCGGTCTCTAAAATCGGCCGCGCCATCGACCTCGCCGTGTGGGACCAGGGTGGCGGACCGGTCCCCGACCTGACACGCCGGACCTGCTACGCCGGGCTTGACCTCGCCTCGACCTCCGACCTCGCCGCCTATGCGCTGGACTTCCCCGACGACGACGAAGGCCACACCGTCCTGTGGCATCACTTCGCCCCGGCCGCCGCGCTGCGGGACCTGTCCAAGCGGACCGGGGGACAGGCGGACGTGTGGGTCGCTCAGGGCTGGCTGACGCTGACCGAGGGGGACGTGATCGACTACGACGCGATAGTCGAGGCGATGAACGCCGACCGGGAGCGGTTCGATATCCGAGAGGTGGCCTTTGACCGGTGGGGGGCCACGATGCTCTCCTCCGCGCTGCTCGATGACGGGTGGCCCCTGGTCCAGATGGGGCAGGGATACGCGAGCATGGCCGCCCCGACCGCCGAGTTTCTACGCCTGGTCAAGTCCGCCCGTTACCGGCACGGGGACAACCCCGTCAGCCGGTGGCAGGCGTCCAACTGTGTGACCCGGGCTGACCCCGCAGGCAATCTCAAGCTGGACAAGCAGCGCAGCCCGGAGAAGATTGACGGGCTGGTCGCCTCGGTCATGGCGTTGGACCGGGCGCTCCGCGCCGCCACACCTCAGCAGACCTACCGGGCGGCGGGCTGGTAATCTCACCGCCAGGACAGGGCGCGGCCTGGCTCGTCAGCGCGCAGCATGGCACGGCCCGGTGCGGTTGATCTACGCTGTCCGAAGGTGGGCGGAGACGGACCGGGGTGATGAATCGCGTTGACGTGCTCGGGGTGATCGTCGTTGCCTGCCTGATCATCATGACGGTAGCGCTGGGACATATCGCCTGGGGCTGGTAGCCGTGGCCTACCTAGACGACGTTCGGCGGGCGTGCGCTCAGCAGCTCGACTGGCAGATACCGCAGACCGAGCTGTATCAAGCCTATTTCGAGGGGACCTCTAGCATCCTGGCCCTCCTCGATACCGAGGAGCGGCAAGTGTTCCGGCGCTTCCTTGACGAGAGTTACGCGAACTGGGGTGAGCTGGTCGTCAACGCGGTCGCGGAACGGCTCCAGGTCGTCGGCTTCTCCTGGGGAGACTCCTCGGATGCCGCCTGGGCGCTGTGGAAGGCCAACAGCATGAACGCCGACGCCGAGCTGGTCCAGACAGACGCCATATGCACCGGCCGCGGCTACGTCCTGGTCCAGCCCGACGACTCCAGCCCGGTCGGGGTGACCATCACCGCCGAGTCACCACTAGAGGCCACCGTCCTCTATCAGCCGGGCAACCGGCGTGTCCGCCTCGCCGGATACAAGCGCTACCTCAACCCGGTAGATGGGCACACAACCGAGGTCGTCATTACCCCGGAGCAGATCGCCACGTGGGGGCCGGGCGTGGGTGACGCCGTGGTCGAGGTCAACCCGGCCGGGACCGTGGGGCTGATCGAGGTCACCGCGCAGCCGCGCACGATGGGACCGCCCCGGTCCGAGCTGGACCCCGCCATTCCGGTGATCGACCGCATCCACACGACGATCTTTAACCGGTTGGTGGCGAGCGACTTCGGGGCCTTCCGCCAGATTTGGGCCACGGGTGTCCGCTTGGCTCGCCAGGTCGTCACCACGACCGCCGCCGATGGCACGACCAGCCAGAGCGAAGTCCTGGTCAAGCCCTGGAATGTCGGGGCCAACCAGCTCCTCACCAATGAGGACCCCGCTGGCAAGTTCGGCGTGTTCGCGGGGGACCCGCTGACCGGCTACCTGGCGGCGGTGGAGCAGGACATAGAGACGATGGCGGGGATCACGCAGACCCCGCCGTATTACCTGCACGGGAAGCTCGTCAACCTGTCCGCCGACGCGATCAAGGCACTTGAGGCGGGGCTGGTGAGCAAGGTCCACCGGAGGATGCTCCACATCGGGGAATCGTGGGAGATCGTCATGCGGACCGCCCTCGGGCTGATCGGTGACCCCGGCGCGGCCAATGTTGAGGGGGAGGTCGTGTGGAAGGACCCGGAGACCCGATCCCTCGCGCAGCTCTCCGACGCCCTGACGAAACTGGCGACCATCGGGGTCCCCCAGCAGGAGCTTTGGCGTCGTCTCGGCGCGTCCCCACAAGAGATCGAGCAGTGGGAGCAGTGGAACGCGCAGAACGCGGCCAAGGGGATCACGATGGCCGCAACCACGATGCCCACCCAACCGGCCCCGCCCCCGGCCGACGACACCGCCGAACCTGTGCCAGCGTGAAGGGCTGACCGATGACGACACCGACCCCGCCAGCCGCCCCGGCCCCGGCAGCCGGGCCACCGTTCCCCCTGCCCGCCCCGGCACCCAACGGTGGCCCGGACCCGCAGGCGGCCACCCCGCCACCGGCCCCC